ATCTCCCTAAGGGATGGTCTCTCACACGGGACGTGGTTGCGATGCGTCGTGAGACGCGTCCTCTCGGACTGCATTCACCCTACTTAACGTGGGAAAGGGAACCGTTCTCGTGGAAACGAGCAGCGAACCTCACTGCAGTCCTTGTCCTCAAATGGAAAGCTCTACACGAGCTTGGCAGAATCGCCCCGAATAAATCGGTCCTTCCACTGTTATAATTATAGGTGATCTATGCAACACGCAAATATAACTGTAAAAGCCGCTAACGGCACGACTGACGTCGTATTCGTCGCTAAATCACCCTTTGCGGGTGATCGCAGTCCAGCTACTTGGGCTGTAGATGCTGATAGTGTCTACCGGGATCAACGTACTGTCGCGACACACGCTTCACGCCCTCACGGGACTAAGAAAGCGCGTCGCGATTTTATTGATATCCTGGTTCCTGTGGTTCGGACTATCGATGGTAACCCTGTTAGGGTCGACACCATCCCGTTCCGCTTCGAGAGTACCGTAGGTAACAGTGTAACTGATACTGAGGCTAACGAAGCTACTGCTCGTGCTGTGAATTTGTTGGCATCCGTGCTAATGAAGTCAGCTATCGCCGCTAAGGAGAATTTCTCTTAAAGAGGAGTTCTTTCGCAGTGATCTCTGGTGCTCCATCCCGGGGCACCACAGCTTATACAGGGTGGTAACATGGATATAGTAATGTCGCCTGAGGTGGCAAAACTAGCACTTAAGGTATATAGTGCTCTCAACACTCCCCGCTCGCTGGCTTGCGCCATTTTATTGCGGTATGGGGAGTTTAGGATGCTTGCGGGATTGCAAGTTATTCCTAACTCGTACGAACCACGACTACATGACGGTTCGGAACGCTTTGCCAGGGATTATCAGGCAACTGAGCTCCTTCGCAAGTATCCGGGCTTTCCGATCCATGATCTGGATTTGGAAGCTGAATCCGTACAAAGGTTCTACGACTCCGAAAAGCAGTGTAAGCTTTCTAACATGCGGCTTGCAAAACATCTCGATTACCCTGTATTTAATGACAGGCTCGAGTGGCAAGCAAACGAATATCTCATTCGTGCCGCAAAGTGGTTGGCTAATACTCTAGGCCGCGTCCCTGATATTAGGGGAAAGCTCGGTCCCGGAGCGATCGTTGAGATGACGAAATGGAAGCGTAGTCGTGCTGCCAAATTGGCCGGCTATACAGCTTATGATAAGCTTCACTTCCTCCCAGCAACGTATGACCACACGCCTCCTTGGGTTGCCCAGTATTTCTTCTGGGACACAGTCTGGGGTCGCGAGTACTTACGTTGTAACAGCGAGTCGAACGCACTGCCGCAGGTAACTGCGGATAAGTATATCAGCATCGAGAAAACGGCCCTCGCTATGAGGGGTATCGCTCCTGGTGCAGGTTTAATGATATATGCACAGTTGGCCGTGGGCGCAGCGTTGCGTCCCCGACTATCACGCGTTGGATTGGACCTTTCTACGGATGGGGGTTTTAACCCTGACCACCCGTGTGAGGCTCAACTACGCCATCAAGCACTCGCCTGTGAAGGCTCAGTGTCTGATGAAATTGTGACGATCGACCTAAGTAATGCGAGTGACATCAATGCTTATCAGCTGATACGCGTACTGTCTCAGTACGCGCCAGATTGGTGGGCATTGCTCTGTGACCTCCGCGCTCGTCGGACTACGGTTCCTGTTGTAGGGGCTACCGACGGGGTGCAAACGCGCGAGGTGTTTCTTGAGAAGTTTTCCGCCATGGGGAATGGATATACATTCGAGCTCGAGACGTTAGTCTTTGCTGCTCTTATCCATTCTGTAGGCGGGGTTGTCGGAATCGACAGCTTCGTCTTCGGGGATGATATCATCGTACCTAAAGCTATAAGTAGGGATTTGTTAGCCCTACTCAGGTATTGTGGTCACACGCCCAACATCAGGAAGACTTATCTGACTGGTTATTTCCGCGAAAGCTGCGGCGGGGACTTCTTTGAGGGTCGCAACGTGCGGCCGTATTATCTCAAGGAGGTACCTACCGATGCAACAGCTTGGATCAGTATTGCAAACGGCCTGTATAGAGCTTCCCAAAGACTGGGAATACACTCTCTTATGGCTGCTAGAAATGCTGCGTTGGATAATGTGCCAGTTGATATTCGGAGGTGCCGTGGGCCACTGGCTCTCGGCGACGTTGTTGTAGCGGATGAGAACGAAAGTACGTGGCAATGTGTCACGCGTTCGAATATTCGTTACCTTCGAGTATGGAGACCGGTTAGTCGAAAGCAGCTCTTTTACTTAGAGCAGCAAGTAGGTAAAGCTAAATGGTGGCATCAAAAAGCTGATACATCCTGGGGCATTTATGAGTATGCTGTGAAGCATTCTCGCCAAAGGTTAGCTTATGGTGCACATACGGCGCTAGCTGCAGCCCTTATGGGGCTCCCAAGCGAGGGATTGGCACCGAGAGATTCGGTGTCAGGATACCGCTTCGGACGCATTGCTTATAGCTGATTGGGCCCTTATCAGGCTCACTCTAGCTTAGCATGCTAGTTGTTCCACCCCGCGAGGGGTGGTGGTGCGTATAGAGGTCTGTTTCTAACAGATGCAAAAGGGAG